TTACATTTATAGACACCTTTCCTCACATATGATGGACTCCATGTTTTGTATGGTATTAGATCACAACCACATTTAATACAAAATTTAAAATGAGACATCATTAAGCCTCATTATATATACCGTTGTATCCTTCTTCTAGTTCGCCGCCTTCAATTCTATCGAAAACCATTTGGGCAACCCGGGCATTCTTATAAAGTTTTATGCCTGCTAAATTGTGTACTGTAAGCATAACCTGCCCACGACCATAAAATCCGGCATCAAACACACCAGCATCTATTGTACAGCCCATGCGCACTAGTGATGATCGTGGTAGTAATCGCCCAATACAATCAAGTGGTATATCCATCTTAGGGTCAAGTGTGATAAGATAATTGCCCTTGCGTAGGAATACACTGTCTCTGAAGTTAAATGGTATTACTGAAACATTTGGCTTTTCCCTTTGACTGTTATCAAAGTCTAGAATTCCCTTACTATCTGTATGATACCCTTCGACCTTTTTAAGAGTCATATCATATCCATTGACTTGTACCTGTACATTTTCGTCTATAACACCTTCTATCATAGCCTCGGCTACTTCCTTTCCTGCTATTATCATATTGTACCTCCTTATTTTAATTGTTCACATTGCTTTACTGTGGGTGAAATATCTAATTTATATTCATCCCATTTATTTAATGTAGATTCAGATATACTTAAAGTATTCAGATGATTAAATATATCTGCTGGTAATAACCACAAATGTAGAGGGTTCAAATCTTCTCTATTATCGAATGCAATGCATAGAAAATAATCAGCAATTTGATTATTTCTTAAAACGAATGAATATGAAGGACTCCAATCATATCTATGTTTCATACATGCGCTTTTCACATCAATCTTCTTACCCTTATTACACACAAAATCATATCCAGAATGCCCATATGGCATAGTTTTAACATCTTTAAATACTTTAGATAAAACTCTCTCTGCGATATATACACCTAAGAACGATGAACATTTGTCATTTTCTGACATTGATTTTGTACCATTACGATGTTTCCATTCCATAGTATTTTTGGCATGGCAACTTTTACATTTAAACATCCTTTTTCTCTTAAATGCTTCAGTCCAATTCACATCTATAATCAATTCATCATTACATTGAGTGCATGTTTTTTGCATATGTATCACCTATAATAAGTGAGTTAAAATAACTCACCATCATAATCAGGCTCTTCGACATTTTTCTTATCTCTCAATTGTGGAAGACCATAGTAAGTGTGTGTGTTGTCATTAGAATCTATCACCATTGTTTTAAATTCCTTACCCACTATTTCTGGTCGCCCTTTAAACTCTCGCACTTTAGCATAATATGTCGTAACACCATCTATACCCATTTCTTTACGAGTGTCTATGACTTGATGCATTTCGTTTAAAGTGCTTTTTTCCCATATACCGTCTTCCCATTCCTTTACAACTTTTTCTTTCCCATTCTTATCAGTTTTCTTTTTCTGATAAGTTTTGGTATGAGTTATAAAGTATTTCGGGCATTTGAGAGATTTTACAGAGAATATTACATCACTGAACAATTTATTTCTAATGTTCCAGTATTGATATGATACACCATCATCAATATCCAGTTCCTTTTGTGTGCGCATTGTGTATTCAGATGATTTAAGCAATTTATCTACACCATCAAATACAAAACCTGCAAGTTTGATACTTCCAGATTTTTCTGCTTCAGACACCTTGAAAATAAATTGGTTTATTCTTTGAATGGTTCTATCATAATCAATTTCAAGTTTCTCTGAACCGTCATCCTGAGTTACAGACTTCATTACAGCAGGATTGACTAGGCGTATATTCTCTGAAGCATCCCAATGGTCTTTCCATATGGGTGTATTTGCATTATCAAGATCAACTACAAATACTACTTCCCCATTCTCAATCTGTTCTTTACTGCGACAATCAATAGCAATCCCAGATTTTAAAGAATCTTCTTGACCTACTAGCATAGCACAAATCGATGAACTTAAATCATCAGATTTTTTAGGTTTCAGCATTTCATCAATATCTAGTATATCTTGCTCATCATCAAATAGATCATCAGACATTTATATCACCTCGGAAATATAAATGTGGGATTAATCCCACACATCGTCATCTTCTGCGCTGTCATCAGCAGACTCAGTTTCAGTTTCCTCGGATACTTCAATGCCCTGCGCCTCAAACTCTTTGTCGATGAGTTCCTGAATCTTCTCATCAGACACGCCTTTGAAATACTTAGCAGCAACCATGTCACGCACCATCTGGACAGTAGTAGTGTCACGCATTGCAGTTACAGTCTCAGCGACTTTTTTCTGCCTCGCATTCCACTTCTTCTTTTCTTTATCGGCATCTTCCTTCTTTTCAGCCTCTTTCTTGGCTTTGGCTGCCTTGGCACGTTCTGCACCAGAAGCAACCTCAATGATAGAAGGCTCATTACCTACTGGAATAATGGCTGTTACATCGAAATCCACGAATGTGTTATCATCATATTCAGTAGCCCTCTTTTTCTGTCCGATAAGAATTACTTCTACACCATTATACATTGCAGTAATTTCATCCTGAAGGAAGTCATCAGCATCAATATCTTTCAAGTCTTCAGGAAGTGGCCAGATTGCATCAAAATCATCCAGAGTAATGTATGGCTTGGATAGATGTGTCGGATTGACTGAACCCTTTACAATTGGCTCGCCTTCCTCAGCATCAGCCTGAAGGAATACTGTAAATACTGGATTCTTATTGATTACAAGCGGGTAATCTTCATCCTCATATTTGTCCTGTTCCCATGGTGGTACTCTAAGTGGCTTAATGGATGAAAGTGTCCCATATACAGCACATGGAGTGAAATTTTCAAGTTCGGGTAGCGCACTGATCTCATATGCTTTGATATTACCTGTATCCAATTCAAAGCCTTTATCCAGAACATTAACCTTTTCAGGTGTCACAAAAGTGCCCTTGGAGTTCTTGGTAAAATTGAACTCAGACTCGACAAGTGCCCCAAAATTCTTTTTCTTGAAGCCTTTGAAATGGCTTGGGGTATTGGGCTCACCGAAAACTCTGAAATATCCATCATCACACTGCTGCAAGAATGAGATTGTCTGCGCTTTATTCTTTCCGAGAGGTTTATTTTCTGTAGCAATATCCTTACTGCCTACAAAAATGCCAGTCACATCGACTGTCTCTTTTTCAACATCTTCCTTATTGGAGCCCGCAAGATAGAATCTTACACGATTTGCCATGGACTTCAGACTTACGCCCCTTTCATATCCCTTTGTGGCGCTCTCATAAATTTCCTCGGTAATCTCATCAGGAGTTACTTCAAGGTCATTGTGTTCTTTAATCGCTGCAATAAGTTCTGCTACTGTTGGTTTTGTATTTTCTGTCATAAATTTTCCTCCGTATTTAGTTGTTGTTTATTGTTCTTTGCCTGCCGCCTTGGCGACAACTCTACTATGTGCTTATTGTATATAAAGGTTTGTGTTTAAAGTATCAATATAAGGAAAAACAACAAACCTATTAATATGATCACTGCCCAAAACACCATCACTATCAATGATGGAATCGCTGCTATAAAATAAAACATGCCTGCGACCATCAAATATGCTAGTGCTATAGATGCCTCACCTGCTCTTCTAATAATTCTCTCAAATATTTCTATTTTATCATTACTCATAACAATCTCTCCACTTCTTTACACATTGTTACAATTTCTTCGTTAATCATTTCAATTTCTTCATTGATTTCCTCTATTGTTCTTCTTTTTGTCCATTCTAGTGCTGTTCCTTCACTCATTTTATCACCTCATAAAAATGGTGGATTATTCCACCATGTAAAGATTTTCTTTTGCTCTAGTAAATGCTACATACTGTATATTCTTTTCCTGTATCATTTCCCACTCCTGTTTGGCATGCCTTGATGGCATTGCACTAGGTTTGATTACAAACACATTGTCAGCCTCAAGACCTTTTGCCCTATGCACAGAAGAAAAGGTTACTTGTGCCCTACTATCATCAAATATTTCTTCAATATGGATGATAAGTTCTGCTACATTGCGAGCACCAGACATGTCTATAAATGCATAAATAGTGTTCACCTTATCATCAATAGGGTCAGTGTTCAGACCTTTCTTCTCGGCCTTAATGTACTCCTTCTCTGCCCATATGTCGAGTTTGGATGACATTACATCCAAATCATTTGTACCGAACCCTTTAATAAGTTTGGTAAGTCCTGTACCAATATCTATGCCTCTAATGCAGACTTTGATACCTTGTGCTAGCAAATCGAAGGCTGGCCTGACAAGTGGAGCATTATATCTGCACACACAAAGGTCATCAGGACTAACATATCCCATAAGGTCATCTTCCTTAATATCATGTATTGCACCTTCGATAGCGTTGTCAGCAGCCTCTATTTCAGGTACAATAGTCTGGGCAAGTTCCACATGACTTGTAGGACATCTATATGATATAGAAAGTGGCATCACTTTAGCATTTAGCCTATCAATAAGTTTAGGCATTGCCTCTGTATCTGCTCCCCTAAACCCATATAAACTTTGGCAAGGATCACCTACAGCAATAACCCTACCACCTTTTTTCAAAGAACTCATAAGAAGTTCCACTTGTGCGGGATTCAAATCTTGGGTTTCATCTACCACAATAACATCATATTGTTTACCTACCATATTGAATTGGTAAGGCATCCATATCATATCATCAAAATCAATACCCATAGTAGTTTCTTCGCTAAGTTCCATGGATTTGGCTATCATATCATATACTGGCAGAGTAGTATTGAATTGCATGCCATGTTTATTTGCTATAGCATCAATGTTATCCTCTGTAGGTTCAAGAAGTGACCCTTTTAAGTGACTGACCATTTTCATAACAATTGGTGTAACCTTTTTTCTTTCTTCAAATGGGAAATTAGTGTACACTTCTTCATTGAGTTTTTTCACAATTTGGAACATCTTGCTAGTATTAACTTTCTTACGACCCATTACAGATTTTACTGCTTTCAATCCCATTGAGTGAAGTGTCATAACATGCACATGCTTAGGCGCTTTAGATTCCAAAGTCTTAGCAATATGCTTATTAAAAGCAACAAATGCTACATCCTGATCTTCAGGAATATAATTGAGACATTCAACAATTGTCGTAGTTTTACCACTACCTGCGGTTGCATTTACGACAATATTCTCATTTCCGTTCTGTACTTCTTCAAAGATTGCTTCTTGATATTTGCTTGGTGTGAATTTCATATTTTTTCTTCCTCTATTTGTGTCCTACAAGGACAATTCATACAATGATGTTATGATATAAATAGGTTTCTATTTTCACTCTTTCATTGTTTTATGTAGCCACTTTATATCATTCTTCATACGACTATGATTACTATAGGCCGTGGTCATCATCATTCTTATAGATAATATAACTTCGCCTAACCCATGTTCTTTTACTTCTTTACGTAGCGCATTCCTTCTTGTTTGGGCGCATTTACTTGGATTATATGTATCCAGACTTTTCTGCATATTTGATTACCTCCATTATTTTCTTTCCTATTTCGCTGTCTGACCCTTCACATTCACCTATTGATAATTGATCTACTAAATCAAAGAAATCAACATCAAATTTTGATTCAACTATCATAACTATTGTATCATCTATCGAACCCAAATCTACTTTTACTACCATATTATTCCTCCTATTTTGTAAGTAAATACTAAAACGCTATCCTTGTACATATAGGTTTGGGTTGATATAACTGAGAGTAATATTTTGGCTGGAAATTATTACACCCTATGCTTAAAGTACACAGAAATAAAATAATTCTGTTTACTTTAATATACAGAGAATAAGGCCTCTTATTAGATAATTATTTATATGATAGTGGTGTTATGTTAGTTGGTGATTCAATGATTGAAAAAGAAAATTTACTACCCAGAAAAGAAGCGCTAAATTTAGCGCACAATCCTAAGGGCGAATATTGGGAAGGGCAAAATCTTGCCGTAGCATCTATTTTTGGCGCAATTCACAATGGATACAAATACATTGCATTGGATGCGCCTACTGGTACTGGAAAAAGTATCATCAATGCTGCTCTTGGCAATTTGGTTGGTGGCAGTCATATAATGACTACACAAAAGAAATTACAGGAACAGTATTTGGAATTGGGAGATGATTATAAAAGAGTGACTGGTCGATCAAACTTTGTATGTAAAAATGACAAAAGAAAAACATGTGATGTAGGAGTTTGTATTACAGGCCCAGATGACTTTGTATGCCCATATAAACCATCCAATACAGGTAAGTATCCTGCATTTGCTGGTAAAAAATGGTCAGGATTAGAAAAATGCCCATATTGGGCAAATGTGGAAGAAGCATGGCATGCTAAGCATACGATATTCAATTATGCCTACTATGTTCTCAAAATGAACTCAGAGTATAATGAATTTGAGCCAACTGATATTCAATTGCTCGATGAAGGACATAACCTTGAAGCATATATTAGAAATGTGTCATCTTTTGAGATAACTGACAAAAGTCTTTACCATGTCCGTTATGTGGATGATGTGGATACCGTAGATGATAAAAAATTTGAAAGAGTAGAAAGACAAATCAATGGTAAACATGATGCGCTTGAATGGCTTGATTCATTACTGAGAGTAATAGAATTGCGCATTAATGATTCAAAGGATGCAAAAGCACACGGCAATACTCTTGTTAAAAGACGTATTGTAAAATTGGAGAATATGCAGAATAGAATTAAGACAGTATCACAACGAATGCATGCTGACCCAGATAACTGGGTATTTGCTAAAGTAGATAACGGATTTAAACTTGTGCCTCTTTATATTGGTGACTATGCCCAGAATGTCATATTTAGACATGCTAATGTACATATATTTTCATCAGCAACATTACCGCCAAAAAAAATTCTATGTAAACGATTTGGTTTTGAAGAAGATGAGGTATTCTATTATTCCATGGACTCACCATTTGACCCAGAAAAAGCGCCAATATTCTCTTATCCCCAGCCCACGATGACATGGAGTCCAAACATGGATGCTAAAAGGGCTAAAATGGGTGGCACAATTGCTTCAGTTATGCAAAATTATGAAGGTCAAAGAGGACTTATACTTTGCAATAGTTATTCTGAAGTTAGGTTTTACGAAAATTATATGCAGGAAAAATTCCCAGATTGTTTCAAAAGGCTTACTGTTCAACAGAGGGGTGACAATGTAGAAACACTTATGGAAGAGCATGAATCTAAACCTGATAGTGTCATAATATCCCCGTCAATGTGGGAAGGAGTTGACCTAAAAGGTGGTTTAGGAAATTTTTTAGCAATTGCAAAAGTTCCTTATCCAGATTATAAAGACCCTGTAGTCCAAGGGTTAAAAGAAATTGATAAAGGTCGTTATTTTGAAGACACAGTTATGAAAATCCGTCAGGGAGTAGGCAGAGTAATTCGTTCATCTGATGATGAAGCAGATATACATATATTAGATGGAGCATTTAGGCAGATATACAAATATAATGGTAAGATGTTTCCAGAAAATTTTAAAGAAAGGGTAATATATATTTAATGAGGTGATAAGATGGTTCCGAAAGGTTACAAAATGAGTAAAGAGACCAAGTGTAAGATGTCATAGTCTAGGATGGGTAAACCTCTATCAAAAGAACATAGAGAAAATATCTCAAAAGGCAATAAAGGTAAAAGATTCTCTGATGAAACCAAAGAAAAGATGTCGGAGGCAAAAAGAGGTAAATCTAATAATTGGTTAGGTAGGAAGCATTCAGACGAATCAAAAAAGAAAATGTCTGAAGCACATACAGGAAAACCCCAAAGTGAAGAACATAGAAGGAAAAATTCTGAAGTTAGGCAGGGTGAGAAAAACCATATGTGGAGAGGTGGGTTAACATCTGAAGCACGTAAGATTAGAACGTCTGTTGCATACGAAGAATGGCGTAAAGATGTATTTAATAGAGATGATTACACTTGTAGAGAATGTGGTAAACGTGGTGGAAATTTGAATGCTCACCACGTCCTATCATTTTATAAATATAAACCATTATCTTTAAATATATGTAATGGTATTACATTATGTGCAGAATGCCATGTAAAATACCATAAGGAGGAAGGATATAAATGAAAATGAGTGAAGAACAATATTTAGACCTCTATCGTTTCAGAGGGGATACATTTTGCATACAGCAAAGGGATGGTTCTTATGTGAGAGTAATGCGAGCACCTACAAAAGAAGATTTGGAGAATCATTTTAATTATAGCACTACTATAGCACTTTATCCGGGTATGAATCAGCAGTGCTACATTGGTTGTCTTGACTATGATCTTCCTAAGAGTGAACGCAACAATAAAGATGCACATAGAGAAATACAATACAAGATTAGTGCAGCATATGATATGTTGCATGACATAGGAGTAAAATCTACCCTTATTGAAGCCACAGGTGGCCGTGGTTACCATCTTTGGGTCTTTTCCGACCTAGTACCCACATCCATGATGGTGAGCCTCTTAGAACGAATCTGTGAGGCTTCTCTCAGTGATGCAGAAATATTTCCACTGGATAGTCATGGATTGGGTAAAGCAATTCGCCCACCTCTAGGTATGCATCAGGTATATGGTGGACAGTCAAAGTTTGTTGACCCTACACATTTTGAACGTATCACGATTTCAGAAGAGTATTATAACTTCCTAAATGAAAATCGTATAACTAAAGAATTTTTACAATCTTTGGGAATTAAAGAAATTAAAGGAGAAACAAATACATTCGATTCAGATTTCTCTTACTCTACAATTCCCAAAGCAGGCAACTTCAAAGATGTACTGGAAGAGATGCGCCCATGTTTCCAGCAAATTTATTATAATGCTACAGAAACATCTGGCGGTCAAGGGTGGTCATTCATGACTGCGGCTGCGGCAGAAATATATGCAAATGGCGGCACTGATGATGATGTGCATGAATATTTCCGGGTACAGGCACAATATAATCCTAAAGAAACAAGGAAGAATTTGAAGCCTATCAAAAGAAAAAATTTGATGCCATTCCGATGTAGTAAATTGCAGCAAGTATGTTCTGATTATGTTTCAGAATTTTGTCCAGATTGCCATATCTATAAACAGCATGCCCTATCCGAAAAAATCGATGAAGTTGTCGATAAAACTCAGGGAAAAGAAGATCGCAATGATGGTGGTATTGAAGATACACTTGAGCAATTTTCCCATGTGGCAATAGATTTAAATGACTTAATGAGTGGCGATGAATACACAATGATAACAAATTCTTTTGATAGTGGTAAGTCATGGACTACAATTGGATTCCTGAAACATGCAATTCATACAGAAGGGCATCGGATAAATTTCATAACCCCTACTAAAAAAGTGAAAGAGGTTATGATGGAGCGTATGAAGAAGGCTGAAATTAACTTTTTAGATAATCCAAGTAATATCGATTTATGTTCAAGGGCTGCATCATTTAGAAAATTGGGTTATGTGCCTACGATGGTATGTAAAAAGTGTTCAATGTACACCCCCATTCAAAAACTTATCAAACCTATAACTGAGGATTATATTGAAAACGCTGATAAGCCGTTTTATGGTGATATTGAATACTACACAGAAAAGGCTGATGAGTATGATACATGCCCTAAATGGATTTATCTAGCCACATTAGAAGCCACAAGGGAAGAAAATATGGCACTATTGATGACATCTGCTAAGTTAATGCATCATTTCTTTATACCAGATAGCCCATTAATACCTGCAATGTCATCTAGCCAAACATACTGCAATATCATTGATCAGATAGACTTTGTAAATCGTAACATCCCAAAAATAACATTTTCCGATAAAGTTGTATTTGAGAAGATGCGTAAATTGGGTCTATTGGTAATAGATGATTTAGAAGAAGCCAAGGTGCGCATTGGGGATATGTTAGAGAATGATGATATTGAGGCACAAACACTTGAAGAATTGGAAGCAGTAGATTATTTGAATAACTGGCTGTATTCTCAAAAAGCATATGATGAGGGCAAGTATCGCCGTATTTCAAATGTTAATAATCCATCATTATATCATTTTGACCATGCGGGCGAAAGAGAACTTAAATTTGTGCTCAATGATGTAGTTGGGAAGAAAATTAATCCCAGACTATATGATTCATTGTTGAATTATATTAAAAATATTGAGATACACACATATGATGAAAATATTGTAGTTCCCAAATCATTTAAAGAAGTGCTCGAAGATTTTACTCAATGTAATGCTATCCTTGGTATTACATCCACGCCTAGCGAATTGGAAGTTATGAATAGTCAATGGTTATCTCGTTATCATGAAACTCAAGATAACATGCTAAAAAATCTTTACTCTATTCCAAATGCGCCTGATGTGATGCCTGATTTTGGTATTGATGAAAGAACTATAATATTTTCCCGAAAGAATGATGGAATGGAGTTTATTAATAATGGACTTGTAAGAGGTAATACAGGTATAGGTGGTAAAGCAGATGATGTAATTGTGCGATCTATGCAGTATCCCAAAAACTCTGAAATAGTTATGGCTGATATGATTCAATTGTGTGGCGGTGACTTTGGTAAAGGCATAAAAACTTTTTATCAGTCAATTGCTAGTGATGCAATAACTCAAGCGCATAAATTCGATGCCGAGAGAATCATTGTTCCCAAGCCCGATGTATTCAATGCATTAGGGTTTGATGTGAAAATCCATCACGATTTCACAATAGAATATTGGAAAGAAAAATTGACTGAACTTTTTGAAAATAAAGATTATGTGTATAGAAATAGATTATATAGAATATCTGATGAAGTGTTAGATATTTTATTGAATGAAGGATTTTTAATGATGGATGGCAAGAAGATATGTCTTGCCTAACTCTTTTATAAGATTAAACCAATATACAAGTGGAGGAATTTTATGAGTAAAGAAAATGAGAACATGCATCACGATTTTGGATTGGAGATGAAGTAAAAATGCCATCAGCAAGACAAGGAGGTTATAAGTGGGAGCGTGTATTTCAAAAAAGTTTTGATAAGTGTTTTCCAGAAGGATTTATTTATAAACTTATAGATACACATTCCTTGGAAGGCATTACTAAAGCAGCAATGAAACAAAATAAAGCATGGGGTAAAATGGTAGTACCCAAAGTACCTGCTGACTATATTTGTATTCATAAAGGGCAAACTATATGGGCTGAATGTAAAAATACAGTAAATAAAACATCATTCCCCCTTAGAAATATTAAAGATCACCAAATTGAGTTTGCTACACTGATTGAAAATGCTGGTGGGAGATACTATTTTGCTATTCGTAGAGAAATACCCCGTAATCATCAATGCTATCTTATAACTGTTGATGATATAATAAGGCTAAAAAAAGAAAATCAAAATAGAAAATCGATTAAATGGGAACAGTTAGAAAATGACCCCCATGTAAAAAAACCGCCTTTTATGAAAGGGGCAAAATTTGACATAAGTTGTATGTTTGATTGATGATTACTCATCAATCATAATTTTAAAAAGTCTAATATCCAGCCTAATCCCATTATGATAATACTTGTTAATCCTGAAACTTTTACACTATTTATTTTTACCATGCTACGAATTTTTTCATCACTCAATTGGCTATCGGCAGCAATCTTACCCTGATTAATTTTTAAAGAAGTAATATCCTTTTCTAATTTACTATGATTAGGACATTCCTTGCTTTCTAATCGGGCTAATCTAGAATCTATCTTTTCAAATTGTGTATCTATTTTATCGAGAATTTCATCTGTGCGCTGAGTACGTTCATCAATTCTGCCTATCATTATTTGCATCTTCATTAAATCTGACTGTGTTATATTCATCCCTCACAATATTATAAAAACTATATGATTTGAATCATCTAATTCTTTGAAAACTTTATCAGTTTGTGGTTCAACAAAATATAGTTCATTTTTATATATAAAACAGTTTATTGCATGCCCATTCAAAAAAACGATGCCAAATGGACATCCCGGAGCCCAAGCGCTTACTTTACCAGCCAACTCAATAGCGAAATTATCACAGTCATGCTTTTCAGGCACATATTCTGTTTCAGATATTTCATCAAATTTTAAAAATTCTTTAAGACTTTCAATAGAAACTTCGGTATAATGTTTATCTAAAGGTTGCCAATGTCGCTCATATCTGCCTTTGAGAATATTATAAACATCTGATTTAGAAATAGGTTTAGTGAATTGTGGGGATGGTGGTTGTTCTACTAATTCATATCTGCCCGGGCAAAAGGCATCACCAAATGTGTGTATAGTATCACATATTTTAACATTATCCATAAAATTACCTCTATCACTAATATGTAACTCTTAATGTGAACTACACCACGCTTACGCATGGTGCTTCCTGCTTCATACTTTTTCCCAACGGAAACAAGTCCACAGGCTCTCCCCGTAGTTCCTACGGTGTTTTAAATATATTCAGTTTACTTGGTTATCATAAACTTATACATTATATTATGCAATTAACATTATTTAAATATTGTGTAAACCCACCATTGACGCATTCATCTCCCCCCTTACGGAAGGAGTCTTCTGCTTTAACAGATAAATACATTAAGATGATTAATATTAATCGATATCATTAAGATTATTATATTTGATTTATGAAATCTTTGTATTCATCCCTTTCTTTGAATACAGTTGGATATAATATATATGCTAATTGCTTCTGGTATTGTTCAAGATTCATTATTGTTCCTCAGTATACATAGGATGCAGATAGTGAAATGTATTTGCCACCCAATTGACTCCAATCCGCTATTAATGTATCCTCTGTTAAATCAGTAAGCATATATCGTAAATCTTCATCACTCCAATCGTCATCCCACCAAATATTTGAATAATATACTATACCCAATAAATCACCGGATTTAACATCCACAGCAGCGTTGAATGAGTGCATTTCTGGCTCAGGAGAAATACTGATTTGTGTTGGATGCCTATATATAAGTTCATATGTATCAACATTTGGTCTTACGATAACTGGTCTAAATGTCAGACTAAAAAAATTTTGTGTATTTACATTAAATCTATATACCGTTCCATCATTTGCAAACGGATGTGCAGCGTCTATGACTGTCCTAGTAATATCAGTTGTGTGACTACTTTTCATAAAGGGTTCACCAACTGTACCAGATATAAGTGAGTCACCTGAAACAACAATGTAACTTGCGTCATTTTTGATTTCAAAGTTGTATGACTTACCATCAGGAAATGCATTTGTTTCACTTGCGTATATTCCTTCATCAATGTAAACGGTTGAACCATCTGCTACTTCTGATGCACCCTTAGTTATAGTTTCATAAGCATAATCCCAACTTATGCCACTGTTGTCATCATCACCGTTCTCGGTTGAAACATATGTATCATCTGATTTACGATACCAATATGCCTTACATACAGGGAAATACCCAATTTCATTGTCGTAAGATGTAAACATATACTCGACTTTGAAATACTCAGTGTAACCAGTTTCGACATTTGTATATGTTACGGTTTCGCCTTCATCTAAATATTCAGTATGTACAGTAGATGACCAAGGAGTTCGTATATCAAACTCTGTCTGGTAATTACCTGATTGTGTTGTGAAACCGATGTCAACATATGCATACAGTGTTATGTATACAAATCCAAATCCATCACCGGAGTATGCATCAAATGTTGGTGACTCATAATTATATCCATAATCAGAATGTTCGGTTATTTTTACATAAGGATTACGTGTACTATATTCGTATGCACGGATACCCAATGTGTGGTTCGTTGCACCGGATGGTTCTTCGTATCCATCGACTGCGTACCCATAGTTTGTACTTGGACTTCCAAATATTGAACTTGTTATATCACATGTCACTTGTTCATCATACGTAGCACCAGTGTCTGGGATATTAAATCTCGCTGTCCAATCCGAAGAACCAGTGAAATCAAATGAGTTATACGTTACAGATGTGAACGTGTAATCATCAGCAAGAGTCTAAACACGTACTGAACCACCTGCACCATTTGTTGTCACATAGAAAACAAGTTCAGCACTAACATCATTTGCTGAATCAAAGTCACTGTCAATAGGGAATTTACATAAATATTTATCAGAATCACATTCCGAAACACCTGCAAAAACATAATCGGTTATTTCTTCCCATTCAGATGACTCATAGTTAGTGTCAGGATTATATACACCTTCGACAAATGTATCGTTTTCGATGTATTTGGTTTTAACCATTTAGTGACCTCAGGGTGACTTCTGGAATACGAATACACCTGTACTCGATTCAAATGTAACTGAACCAGACGGATTCTTTATTTTGTAGCCACCTGTATCCAAATCAGCAGTCATTGGGTTCTGTACAAGCCCGGAATTGTCATTTACTGTTTGCCATGCCGTTCCATCATAGTGTTCAAGTTCTTTACCTGCCGCATTATCTGTGACATAAATTAGATCACCTTCTGACGGTGATGTAGGTTTAGTAGTAGAAGTACAAACAGTGACACTACCGCTATTTATAGCATCATATATATCTTGTAATGTTGAACCATCTGGAAATACTATATCCGTCATTTAATCACCTACCTCATATATTAGTCAGATTGTATAAATACTTGACCCCAAACATTAGCCTGAAGCCTTGCAGGTTGATCACTCAATAACTGTATAACATGTTTACCAGTTGTTTGGATATGTGGGGTTATATCTATTTCTAATTGATCAGTTGTCCAAGGGCCACCGAGTTCAGCAGTTTTATCTACACTATCGATTTCAATAGATATGGAAGGACTATTATCAGAATCCTCCATTATACCAAACTCAGCCTCATGATCGTGAAAACTACCTGAAGCAGATGCTACTATATCTTCATCTTTAGTACTCGTTGCAGTACCACCGGCGCCACCAAACGCTTCTAATTGTCCACTTCCTTTAATTGTAGTCCCCATTAAATACACATTATTGGTATCATCCCATGGAGTAAATATAGTCAGCTTGTGTTCATGCCCGGGTATAGTAACATTATGATTGTGGCTAGATTCTCCACTGGTCGTAGCAACAAATGCTCTGTATCTTTCTAAATCGAAACTGATATAGAAAGCATTTATTGCCTTGGTTTTTGCGGGTATGACTATATTCATTTTCAATGGGAAGCCATTTTGCACATTATCCATATTGGAGAAATTCAAGGGCACTGTTTGCCCTTGCATATAACCACCATTGACTTTTAAATCTCTGCGAATATTTTGAAGTTCTGTTGATAACCTAGGTATTGTATTAGTTATATCTAAAGTTGTGTAGATTGTTCCAATAGTGGATTTTTTAATTCTATAAGAACCATTTATACCTGTGTTTTCATTGTAAAGTGTTACACTGTCACCAATTTCTAAATCTAGATTATACCATTCCCATGTAGATATTTTGCATGGGATTTCTTCGATAGGTTCAGCATGAGCATCAGCATATTCTTGCATCTCATCATCTAATGCTGTTTGTTCCTGAAACTTTCTATCTATTACTACTATTTCTCTTTCACCATAAGTAGTAACACTATCTGCATTTGTTTTTATGGATGATGTTTGATTTATCCCATCACCATAACCTAGCCCATATGCAGTGTTCTGAATCTCGCTATAATCTATTTCTCTCTCGACCTCTTCAGTAAAATTCAATACTCCTTTATCACTACCTCTCTGTTGTGCAATATGAACACCATCAGAGATGTCAATCCAGAAATCATTAGAATATGTCTTTTCATTAACAGTATATTTACATGCCTTTGCTATTGCAGAAATCCATTGTAGTTTTGTTTCATATTCCCCTCTTAAAGAAATAAGAGTGGATGGGCATTCTGCAATAGTATAACTAGTACCATCTAGAACATATCCTAAAATAGTATTAGCAGCAATATTATCGAATTGGACTCTTCTTATATCGTATTGGTCTTGGTCTCTGCTAAAAAATTGATAATGAAGTTCAATATATTTAGAATAACCATCTATCTCTATAGTGGTTATATTATAGCGTATTTTATCATAATTTATTTTTCCTTCAAATATTTTTATATCATTCCTATAAATATAAAGAATACTGTCAATATTATCACTAATTATATTTCTATTTTGAACTGTATTAGAAAACACAGCATTAAATTGTGTTACCTGATTTAATTCTTTTGAGAATGTTATATCAACTAGCCCTAATTTTTCTGTGCCCAAATATGCTTGATAATGCATTAAAGTCTCACATCCCTACTCTTTTTAGCAATACTGAATTCTACGCCAGAAATAATTTTATCTATATCTGCATCATCTCTGACAACATTTTCCTTAACAATGATATTATAGACATCTTGACTTGTATAACCACTACCATTGCCACCTTTATCTTTATTTAATACGGCAGGGTCAGACATATTTTTAAATGCCCCATTAATCATATCCATACTGTCATATATACCATCAGTAAATGATTCAACTAGATTTGGCCCCCAATCCATTACATATCTACCCGGGCCTTCTTCAGTAGGGCTTTGGAAACCTATATAATCACTCACAATGGATGCTGCATCAGCAACACTAGTTTTTAAATCATCATATTTAGATTTAATCCCATCGATGAAATTATCTATAAGATTTCCACCCCACTCTTTAGCATCATTTGCTGCTTGGGTCAGATTTTCTATAATTCTATCTTTGATATGGACAAATATCTCAATGATTTTATCAGCAAACACTTTAATAGATTGTTTCATTATATTTGAAGCATTTTCACCTATATCTATTAAAGTGTCAAATGCTCCTTCCCAATCACCAATGAGGATTTGTGCTGCAAGTTTAATTGTATCTAGTATTATATTTATACTGCTAGATATAATCTCCTCGGCATAAGGCCATACCCATTCAAATATGCCTATAAGTCTTTGCATGTTGTCCCACATATGATCAAAAATAACTGTTACGGCTTCCATAATGAGAGTTCCATTCTCATCCCACCATTCAGTTATTTTATCAAATTGGGATATTAAAAATTCAGTTATTTCGGAAACTAATGGTGTAATAGTAGAGTTAATCTCTTCCCAATTTTCCATTACATATTTACCTGCAAGCACTAATGCGCCTATCGCTACTGTGACTGGATTTATCAATGGTGCAAGGGTTGTAAATATGGCAGCAGCAGATGCAATTACTGCAACGAATTTAGTTATTTTTGGATGTTCATCTATAAATTTTAAAAACTCTGCTACTATTTCAGTAGTTTTATTTATAGCATCTGTAAATGCTTGCGATTTTATTTCACCACTTGAAAATACATCTATAACATCTGTAAATATACCAACTATACTCACGATAATAGTTTTTAGATTATCAAAACTTGGATACAAATCTGAAATTATATTTTTGATTTTATTTAATACTGGCCCAATACTGCTTATCAAATCACCTATGGCAGGCTTTACCTGTTCAAATAAATCGATCATATAGGGTATGACTTCATCTTTGATAACATCTCTTATTTCCAATAAAGTAGGAATTAAATTGTGATATTGTTCAATAATATGTTCCATTACCTTATCAGTTATAGTCATTATCTTATCATTTATACTACCCCACTCATCTTCAAAATATTTTCCCGCTATTAATAAAGCACCCAATGCCATTATAACGGGATTTATGGCCGCAATTAAAAATGAGAACGCTGTTACAGCAGACATTATTACTGCTACGAATTTGGTAAATTCTGGATGCTGATCTATCCATCCAAAAAATCCTGCCATAGCATCAGTTACAGTATTTATACTATTAGCAAATCCTCTAAATGAAGAGACACCATCAGGAAGTATATCTAATATATCGTTAAATATACCCTTTAAACTACCGATGATAGATATTAAAGATTTATATGATGGCATTAAATAATTCAATGCATTGTTCATTTTTGCAAATGCAGGGTCTAGTTTATCACTGATAGTCAAAACTATATCCCTAAGATACATATTTACATCTATTAAAGTTGGCTCAAATTTTTCTCCTATTTCAATTTTAAGATTTTCAATAGCAGATTTTAATAGAATTGAAGAACCATGTAAAGTATCTAGTTGCTTTTCTGCCATATCCTTAGCAGCGCCGCCAGAATCTCTTATCTTTTCTTCAAGTTCTTCAAATTTAGGGATGCTCTTTAATACTGCCATCATACCCGGGGCTGCTTCTTTACCAAACAGAACCATTGCTTGAGTTGTTGTGATATTGGCATCTGCTAAATTATGGAAAATTTCTGTCATCGAATTTAATTCAGGATTTAAATCGCCAACAGTAAGCCCCATTTCCTCAATAACATCTCTAGATTTTCTGGTAGGGGCAGAGAGACGACCCAATGACATACGAAGAGAACGGCCTGCCTGTTCTCCACGAAGACCATTATTATACATGATACCAAGAGCAGCAGATACAGTTTCTATATCTTCTCCAAACTGGTCAGCGATAGTACCAGTGTATTTCATCGAAAGACCAAGCTTTTCAAGAGTTGCTTTAGAATTACTAATAGTTGCGGCAAATACATTGGCAACTCTTAAACTATCACTCATTTCTAAACTAAACTGGCCCAATGAGGCAGTTACATGTTCTGTTGTTCGAGTCAAATCTTCCTGTGTGGCAGCAGCGAGATTAAGAATTGGTTCAAGGTCATCAGCCGCCATATCAGTTACATTATAACCCATAGACGCAACATCATAAAGAGCACTAGCAGCCTCTTGAGCAGAGAATACAGTTGTTGCACCTAGCGTTTTTGAAATTTCTACAATGTTACCTTTGGTATCTTCAAAAGCTTGACCCATAGTCCCTGTGACAGATGCAGCATTGGCTACCTCTTGCTCATATTCTTGAAATGTTTTTATAGATGTTGCAAGCCCTAGAGTAGCAACACCAGCAGCCGCAGAGCCTACCGTAGCAAATGCACCCACCATTAACATACTTCCACGCCTTACAGCAGCAGCAGTTGTCATAACTTTAGCACTTAAAGTAGTTAAAGCAGCCTCAACTGCTGCTATACCCGCAATGGCTCTTTTAATATCAGCACCAATTTTAATTACTGCATCTTCGCCAACCATGATTATAATCTCCCAATTAATTCTCTAGATGAATTAGATTCGACCAATGCTTGATGTGCCAAATCTTTTGGGAAATTCTTATTTGGAGATGAAATTGGTAACCACACCACATAGTCAACATAAATGTTATTTGGAGTTGTAGTATTTTTAAGAAGTTCAAGGCTTAATGCGTCACCTTCAACTGCTTCTGTCAATGTAACATCAAATATATAATATTCCCATCCCAATGACAAAGTTTTATTTTCTGTAGCAAAAATACTTGCTTCAGTTTTATTTCTAATGTTCATTGTAAGATCATTATCAACAGCCGAATCAAATTTAGCCCTTACTACTAACTTATATGTACCAATAGGTAAATCAGTGCCTAATACAAAATCATTATAACACATTTCATCCTGCGCATCGAATTTAACAGCACTGCCACCACTGGCATCACCACCAGAATATAATGATGCACCATTGG